ACGTCTTTCGGCACATCAGAACTTGCGCACTCGACGCTAGACCACTCGCACTTGGCTGCTGTACATTCATACAGCATGCGAGTCCGCATCACGCCTCACTACCGCGCTGGAAGAAAGCTCACGCCCCATCAACTGCTTGAGGTCGAGTCGACCATAGGCACGCTGGTACTCCACCATACTAAGGGCCGGGCTGTCATGCAGCTGTGGAAGCTTGTGGGCGATGTCGGTGGCCCGACTGCTGAGTTGTGGCTTCCTATGCTGGTCGCGATGTATGGCGACACGTTCCGATTGACTGGGATCGAGAAAGCACTGGGCGGAGCCTGGATGCATCAAGCTTGGTATTGCGAGGTTGGCGGCGCTTGGCGGCATGACGAGTTTCAGGCGAGGCAGCGTGACCTCACGAGATCAGAGACCTGTAATGAACCTTGACGAGAGCTTTATGGCGGGAATCCCCGCGTGTGAGATCCGCCCTCTTTTTACCGAGGCAGCAGTCCGCGCCGGCGTGATCCGCCAAGGTGACCTCATCGACCAGAAACATGTTGACTTCGCCACCGAGATCGTCGCGATATGCGCACAGCTCGTCGATCGCTATCCAAACCCGGAACGCATCGAGGACACGATTGGCGACGTGATCAGAGGACAACTGTTCGAACTCTGATCAAAGTGCAGCGATCTGCTCACTCGGTCAAAGTCATTCACTGGGCGCTCAAGGCGCTGACCGGTACGCTCGTGCTCAACACCGGATCGTAGCGATCACTCTGGATGGCAGCGCGCAGGTTGTCCTTGTTTTCTTGCAGTACCCGGAAGGCGCAGTAGCCACCCCCGAAAGCAGGAGCTCCGCAGACAGCGGCGCACTGGCGCATCCCGAAGTTGGTAGCGCCAGGCGGCATGACACAGTGCTCGGACAAAGCAACCGCACCGTCGATGTCGTGCAGTTCGACATCCACTGTGACCGGTGAGCGGCCGACATTGCTGACCACGCAGGTCAGCGAGTTCGCATAGTTGAGCGGAGGCGTGAAAAGCACGTTCGAAGCGGCGGACTCCCGCTCATCGGCATGCACCGCACTCAGCATCATGCCGGCCAGTGACAAGACCAAACCCAGGGCCGCACGCTGTGTTCTTGAAATCTGCATGGCGGCAATTCCTCCGGAGGTTGACCGCGACAGGTTGCGGCTCGGCAGCATGGGGATAAAAGCTCTTCGACCGAATCATCAGAAATGAGAAAACCAACTGCGACATGCCGTTTGACAGAACGCGTCATTGATTCCACAGACGTATCCGTAAATTCAGGCAACTGGGCGCCGATGCCGAGGATGAGGCAGGCGAAGGATCGATGCCCCCTGCACCAGCGCTCGATACCCCGGAAAAACCGCTGGACGAAGCGAGCGGGCTCGGTGGGGGCTAGACCGCGCGCGGGCGGGTCTGAGGACGTGCGGATCTGCCACGGGGAGATCGTCGGAATTTGAGGGGCATGCAGGCCCGTGGACGGCCCGTGGCGCCCCAGAACGGTCATGAACAAGGGTGCGCGCTCCCCGACTGAACGGCGCTTCTGATACCACGCAGGCGCACCTTGCTGCCGCAAGGGAAGAAAGGTCGGCCGCAGCCTCTTCCCATGCGTTATTCGATGTACAATAATCCTGTGCTCACCGTCATCGAAACCCCCACCTTCCTACGCAGCATCGAAGGCATCTGGTCGGCGGAAGAGGCGGCGGAGTTCGTGGACTTCATCGCCACCCACCCCGATGCGGGCGACGTGATCCGCGGCACGAACGGGCTGCGCAAGGTGCGTTGGGCGCGCGCCGGCATGGGCAAGCGCGGTGGAGTGCGCGCCATCTACCTATGGCGCGACACGAAGGGCCAGGTGCTGCTGATCGTGGCCTACACCAAGGCGAAGTTCGACACGCTGCCCGCGGAATTCTTGAACCGCTTGAAGGAGCAATACGATGTCTAGGAAGCCCGATGCGGAGATGTTGGAGTTCATGGCCTCGCTAGAGCGCGGCTTACAGGAAGCCCAGCGCGGCGAGGGTCGTGTGACCACGCTGGAGGAGATCGCCAAGCGCACGGCGGGCCGCCCCAGGCAGGACGTGCACAAGCAGCCCGTGACCCTGCGTATGGACCCCGATGCCCTGGCGCGCTGGCGGGCCAGCGGCAAGGGCTGGCAGACACGCGCTGCCCAGGCGCTGGCGGCGGCCGCGCCCGGCTCGCCTTGAACCGCCCGCTCAGCCTGCGCTGCTCGGGCTGAGCGGCGCCCGGAACCGCACCAGCTCCTCCCCCGCCCACTCGTTGAGCTCGCGTAGCCGCTCCATCAGCGGCCGGATCTCGTTCTCGACGAAGACAGACAGCGCCTCAGGCGCGTTGCCGAAACCGCCCGCGTTCGTCGGCAGGATCCCCAGCAGCCCGGGCGGCACGCGGTGGGCCGCGAGCACGTCCTCCTTGCTCACGTTCTTGATCGCGGCGAAGTCGTCCTTCGCGGCCACCTCGCTGATCGGGATCAACTTCAATCCGTCGGCCTTGCCGCCCGGCGCGTGCAGGAAGAGATTGCGAAAGTTGCCTGGCCCCTTGGCGCCCTTCAGCGCGTCGCGAAGCGCATCGGCGTCGGCCGTGCCGACCTGGGCATCCGAAAGGTAGAGGATGAAGCCCGCGTGCGACCCGTTCGCGTAGTACTTGCGTCGGAACAGCGTCGCCGCCTCGTTGAGCCAGGCCGACTGCAGCGCGCTGACGTACTCGGGCAGTCCGTAGACCTCCTGGTTGATGTCGTCCTCGCGCAGATGGAACACCGAACCGGGCTTGAACTCGTGCTCCTGCTGCCACCCGCGCACGAAGAAGTAGTGCCCGGGCGCCTCGCCGCGGCGCACGAACTTCGCCAGCGCGTGCTGCATCGGCAGCGCGCGGCCGGTGAAGGCGCGCGGCTGCTCCAGGTAGGCGTTGCCGAAGACCAAGAAATCCAGCGCCCAGGCCCCGAACGCGGCGCTCGACAGGCGCGGGTGAGGCATGAACAGCGACTTGAGGATGTTGCGCTTGAGGAAGATCGCAGAGCCATGGTGCGGCGACGCCCGGAACGCGCTCGCCAGCCCCTCCCACGGCAGCGGCGTCTCGTACCAGCGGCCGTTGAACATGCATTCGACGTAGTCGAGCAGCTGCACGCGGCTGATCGGCTCCGGGTCGCCGAAGGTGAAGGCCTCCATCACGCCGCCGTCGGCCCGCGTCATCGACTCCGCCGACGTGGTCATCGGGCGCGCGCGCATTGCCTCGCCAACGGATCCGCCCCGGTGCTTGTTCATCAGCTTGCTCATCCAAAAATCTCCATGCGAGAGCTGCCGCCGACCACGTCGCCGGCGAGTGTTTCGTTGTCCAGCGCGTGCATCGTGGCCCACGCCAGGTCCGCGTGGCCCGTCTCCTCCGAGCGGCCGGAGTCGTAGGTCACGTTCCGTCCGCTGGCCGTCAGCACCCGCTTGATCGCCATGAACGACGCCGCGATGTCGGTCCACCCCGCGTCGAACTCGAGGCGGCCCTTGTGGATGACCTGCTGCGCCTTGAGCACGAGCCGCTGCTTCACCTCGATCGAGTACTGGTAGCCCCTCACCTGCGGGAAGAACTTCTCGACGATCTGGAACACGCCGGCGCCCAGCCCTGTCTTGTCGATGCCGATGTGCACCACGTTGTATTGCTGCGTGATGCGGCGGATCGCATCGGCCTGGGCTTCGAAGTCCGAGCCCTTGAATTGCTCGCGGTGCAGGATGCGGAACTTCCCGCCCGGCTCCCGCGGCGGCGCCACGACCACCAGCGCGGCCGCGTCGCCCTTGTCCGAAGGGTCGTAGCCGACCCACACCGGGTGATGGGCGTAGGGCCGCAGCCACAGTGGCTTCACGTCGCCCCACACCTCCCAGCTGTCGACCATGCAGGCCTGCATCTGCGCCAGCGTGAACAGCGACAGGCTGTCGTCGATGAACTGGCACATGAACAGGTTCGCGAACTCGTCGAGCGAGTATTCCTCGCGCAGCTCGTCGATGTCGAAGAGGTCGAAGCCCAGACGCACCGCATCCTCGACCGTCACGATGTCGCGCCATTTCCGATCGAGCCCGAGCCGGCCACCGCGCAGCGCCTTGTGGCTCGTGTCGATCCGGACATGGTCTTTCTTCGCTCGCCCCTTGTTCCGGTCGTCGCCCGTCCAGAAGCCGTAGGCCTCGTGCGACATCGCCGACGGCGTCGAGAAATACGTCTTGCGCCAGTGCTTGTGCGACGCCATCGCGCTGGCCAGCTTGTTGATCGTGCGGAACCGCGGAACCCAGAAGAACTCGTCGAAGTAGAAGTCGCCGTGATAGCTCTGGGCCGTCATGGCGTTCGTCCCCAGGAAGATCAGCTCCGCCCCGTTCCACAGCTTGATGTTCTCGCCCTTGAGCTCGACGTCGACCTCCTTGGCGAAGTCCACGATGTAGCTGCGGAACTGGTGCGCCTGGGCCTTCGACGCCGAGAGGAAGAGCTTGTTGCGCGCCTCCTTCGCGGCCGACAGCAGCGCCTCGCGCGCGAAATAGAACGTCGCCCCGATCTGCCGCGACTTGAGCAGCATGCGCGTGCGCTGCAGCTGCTGGTCGAACCAGTTCTGGTGGAACGGGAAGTTCGACTCGCACAGCTTCGACTCCAGCAGCGCGACCTCGTCCTCGCTGAACTCGTTGCGCTTGGGCTTGCGTTTCGGCGCGGCGTTGCGCGCCGCGATGTTCGGGTTGAGGTCGCCCTCCTTCCCCGTCTGCTGGTACTTCTCCACACGCGCCGTGCGCTCCAGCTGCCGCCCGAGCAGGTCGATCTCCTTGTAGTCGCCGCCGGTCTTGTCGGTCTTCAGCACCAACTGCACCAGGCGCACCTCGATCGCGCCGTTCACGCGGTCCAGCGACTGGGCGTCGTCCCACTTCTCGGCGTCCTTCCAGCCGTAGACCGTCGACGCGGGCACACCCAGCTTCTCGGCGATGTGCTTGCATCTCCAGCCCTGCCAGTACAGGAACCGCGCCGCGGTTCGGGGCTGTGCCTCCCGGGCCGGCGTGGCGATGCGGCCCGACTCGACCATCGGCGCGGCATCGGTCGCCGCCTCCGTGGCGACTGCGTGTCTCGTCCTCGGCCGCTCGCGTGCAGCGGTCCTCGAGACATCGGAGACGGCCCGGCCAGCACGGCCGGGCACAGCGGATTTCAGAGACATGCCGCCAAGGTTGCCCGCGCGCGCGAGGCGTCGCCACCACGTCAAACCGTGCCCGCCGCTGCCACATCCGCAGCACCTTGAGCATGCGTGGCCGCGTGGCGACCATAGGCCTTCATCGACGAACGCTTCGCTGCTCGCACCGAGACGCCAAGCGCGAAACCTCATCCACCTGCAGCGAAAGCGCCCATGTCCACCACAGCCAAGAAGCCCGTCTCCAAGTTCTTCCGCGTCGCCGTCGAAGGCGCCACCAGCGACGGCCGTGTGATCGACCGCGCCATGCTCGAACAGATCGCCGCCAGCTACGACCCGAAGATCTACGGCGCCCGCATCAACATCGAGCACATGCGCGGCTACAGCCCGAACAGCGACTTCCGCGCCTATGGCGACGTGCTGGCCGTCAGGACCGAGGAAGTGGAAGTTGGCGGCGCCAGAAAGCTCGCCCTTTTCGCGCAGATCGACCCCACGCAGGAACTCATCGACCTGAGCAAGAAGCGCCAGAAGATCTACTCGTCGATGGAGGTGCGGCCCAAGTTCGCCGACACCGACCGCGCCTACCTCGTCGGCCTGGCCGTCACCGATAACCCGGCCAGCCTCGGCACCGAGATGCTGGAGTTCGCGGCGAGGAACCCGGCGGCCAGCCCCTTCGCCTCCCGCAAGGAACAGAAGGACGACCTCTTCACGGCCGCGGAGGAAGTGGCCCTCGAAATAGAGGACGCGCCCGACGACGGCATGGCCACCAGGTTCCGGACGCTGCTCGCCGGCGCGCTCGCCAGGTTCGGCACGAAGTCCGGCACCGACGACGCCCGCTTCGCCGCCGTGGCCGAAGGCTTCGAGGACATCGGCGACACCTTCGAGAGGCACGCGACCGACACCGCAACCCGGCTGAGCGCCGCCGACAAAGCCATCGGTGAACTCAAGACCCAGATCGCCGACCTGCAGACGAAGTACGCGGTGCTCGACAACACCCCCGCCGGCAAGCAACGCCCACAGGCCCATGGCGGCAACGGCGCCATCAAGACCGACTGCTGATCCGCCGCCGCCATCGCCCACCCGCACCCCCCTCGCACGACCACCCAACGCAAAGGCAACACCATGCGCAAAGACACCCGCCTCGCACTCACCGGCTACTTCTCGCAGCTGGCCCAGCTCAACGACGTGCCAAGCGTCACCGAGCGATTCAACGTCGCGCCGCGCGTGCAGCAGACGCTCGAGACGAAGATGCAGGAATCGAGCGCCTTCCTGCAGTCCATCAACATCATCGGCGTCACTGAACAGATAGGCGACAAGGTCGGCGTCGGCATCTCGGGCCCGATCGCCAGCCGCACCGACACCACCGGCAACGGCACCCGCCAGCCACGCAACGTGCTCGCGCTCGACGACACCCGCTACGAGTGCAAGCAGACCAACTTCGACACCTTCATCCGCTACGCCACGCTCGACGCCTGGGCCGGCTTCCCCGACTTCCAGGCCCGCGTGCGCGACGTGATCCTGCGCCGCCAAGCGCTCGACCGCATCACCATCGGTTTCAACGGCGTGAGCGCGGCCGCTACAACCAACCCGCTGACCAACCCGCTGCTGCAGGACGTGAACAAGGGCTGGCTGCAGCAGATGCGCGAGCACGCGCCGGCCAACGTAGTGACGCAGGGCGACAAGGTCGCCAACAAGGTCGTCATCGGCGCCAACCCCGCGACCAGCGATTACGCCAACCTCGACGCCGCCGTCTTCGACGCCATCACGCTGCTCGATCCCTGGTACCAGCAGGCACCCGACCTCGTCGCGATCGTCGGCCGCAAGCTGATGCACGACAAGTACTTCCCGCTGGTCAACACCGACCAGAAGCCCACCGAGACCCTGGCGGCCGACATCGTCATCAGCCAGAAACGGGTCGGGGGCCTGCAGGCCGTGACGGTGCCCTACTTCCCCGACAACAAGGTGCTGGTCACCTCGCTCAAGAACCTGTCGCTCTACTGGCAGCGCGATGCGCGCCGGCGCAACCTCAAGGACGTGCCCGAGCGTGACCGCATCGAGAACTACGAGTCCAGCAACGACGCGTATGTGGTCGAGGACTACGGCTTCGCCGCGCTGATCGAGAACCTCCAGATCGCCGGCTGATCGCGCCGGGCCATTTGTCTGCCCACCGGCAGACGAATGACCGCCACGCGACGCCGATCGCCTCCCACCGCCCAGGAGCCCCCATGCGTCCACTCAGCCCCGCCCAGCGCCACCGCGCGCGCATCCTGCAGGAACAGGCCCAGGCCGCCAGCCCGTACGGCGTCGAGCTCGCCGGCGATGCGTACGACCTCATGCGCGTCAAGCTGTCACAGGACAAGAGTCGCCTCTCGACCATCCAGTCGCACGAACGCCGTGCCGAGTTCAAAGCGAAGCTGTTGCCCGAATACCTCGACTGGATCGAGACCGCCCTCGACAAGGGCACCGGTGCGCAGGATCAGGTCCTGACGACCGTCATGGTCTGGTGCTTCGACGCCGGCGCCTACGAGCTCGGCCTGCGCATCGCGAGGTACGTCATCGCGCACCGGATGCCGATGGCCGATGATTACCGGCGCAGCCCGGCCGCCCTCGTCATCGACGAGCTGGCCAATGCCTATCTCCGGGGACAGTGGGCACCGCTGGCGGTGCAGCGCGTCGATGGCGGCACGTTGCGGCTGGCCACGCCAGACCATGTCGCCGACCCGGCTGCACTGCGGCTCGACGCGGCGGCCACGCTCGGCACCGCCGACTCCATCACCGAGGAACAGGACGCACCCGACCAGGCACGCGCCAAGCTCTGCAAGGCCATCGCCTACGCGTCGCTCGGCAAGGTGCAGACCGCTGAAGAGCCCGATCTGTCCGCCCTGCCCGTACCCATGCTCGTCGTCGCCAAGCAGCGGCTGCAGCGCGCCTTCGAACTCGACAGCAACAGCGGCGTCAAGAAGGACCTCGAGCGTGTCGAGCGCGCCCTGTCCAAGAGCGACAAGTCCGTCCCCCTATCCGACGCGGCAACCGCCGCGCCGGCCCCGGCATTCGCCACCGGAGAAGCCACGGCCGCCCCGCGCAGATCCGCCGCCAAGAAGGCGACGGCACGCAAGGCCACGGCGCGCCGGTAGCCCAACCGAGCACCCCCACGTGCCGGGCGGCCCGTGGCGCAGCGTGAAAGGCTGAATCCTCACCACAACGCGCCACGGCCACCGCCCACCTCATCCCGCCACCGAGCCATGCCATGACCCTCATCGCCGCCGCGCCACCCCTCGTACGCACCACGCCGCCCATCGACCCGGCCCCGCTCGGCAAGGTGTCGGCCGGCGCGTGGTGGCCCGAGATCGACCTCGCCGTCCTGCGCGATGCCATGCGCCTCGACGGCACCATCACCCCGCCCAGGCTGCTGCACGCCACGCAGGAGGCCGTCGCCTCGACCGTCGCGGCCCTCGGCGACTGGGCGCAGGCCAGGCGAGCCGAAGGCCGGGCCAGCCTCGCCGAGGTACCGGCGTCCGCAGTCGACGGCGAGTCCGTCCACGTCCAGCGCTTCCGCCGCGCGGTGTACTGCCACGCCAAGGCCAACCTGCTGGAGCGGTACAGCGACTACGACACCACCGGCCGCGAGCGCCGCAGGGACTCAGAAGACGTCCGCGCCAACCAGGCCGAGCACCACCGGCGCGACGCCGCCTGGGCCAGCCGCGACATCCTGGGCGTGCCGCGCGACCACGTCGAGCTCATCTGACCATGCCTCGCATCGTCATGGCCGAGCAGAACGACACGGTCGACCTCATGTGCCTGCGGCACTTGGGCGCGACGGCCGGCGTCACCGAGGGCACGTACCGCCTCAACCCCGGCCTCGCGGACGTGGGGCCCATCCTGCCGCTCGGGCGGAAGGTCCTCCTCCCCGACCTACCGACCACCGCCACGCGCGTCGAGACCGTGCAGCTCTGGGACTGACGCCATGGACCCAACCACCACCATCGCCGTCGCCGAAGCCGCAGGCGCCAGGTTCGGCCCGCTCGGCTACGTGATTGTCATCGTCATCGTGGCCGTCGGCTCCGGCATCTACTGGCTGCTCGCCCGTAACCAGCAGCGCCTGGCCGGCGCCGATGCCGACGGCCAGATCCAGGCGCTCGCCGTCTACAGGGAAATGCTCCGGGCCGAGCGCGAGGCCCGCGTCGCGGCAGAAACCCGCGCGGACCAGTTCGCCCGCGAGCTGCGGGAGGCGCTGCAACAGCTCGGCGAGCTCAAGGGCCAGTTGCAAGCCATGACGGCCGAGCTCGCGCGCGTCCGCCAGGAACTCGAACAGATGAAAGGGCAGATCAATGGCAACGCTCACGGATAGCCGGTTCGCGGCGCTGGAGAAGCGGGCGCGCCGCGCGCACTGGGTCGAGCGCCATAAGAACGGCCTCATGCTCGCCGTCATCGCATGCTTCACGCTCGCCGGCGTCGTGGGCGGCCTCGGCGTGGGGCATTGGCTGGGCGCCCAGCAGGAGCGTGCCGAGCGCGTCACCGAAGTCACCCGCATGCAGGAGCTGCTCAGCCAGGCCATCACCAGGCTCGGCACCCTGGCTCCCAAGGTCGAACAGGCGGCCGCCACGGTGGCGCAGACAGCCGACCAAGTCACCGACCGCATGGATGGCGCCGTCCTCCGGCTTGACGAGGCCGCGGCCAAGGCCGACGCCGTCGCCGCGCGGGTAGCCGCCGTGAAGCCCGCCACCGCCGCGAGGCCGCATCACGACCCCGCCACCCCTATCGACGGGAACCCGCAGAAATGACCGTCCACCTCGCGCAGCTCATCGCCGCGGGCATCACGCCCGCCGTCGCCCGCGTCTTCCTGCCGCATCTGCTACTGGCCGCCGATCGCTTCACCATCAACACGCCGCGCCGCATGGCCGCCTTCATCGGCCAGTGCGGTCATGAATCGAGCGCCTTCACCCGGCTCGAGGAAAACCTCTACTACACCGATCCCGCGCGCATCGCCCGGATGTTCAACGTGCTGCGGCAGGTGGAACGGGCGCGCGCGTACGTCGGCCACCCTCGCATACCCGACAAAGGCGTTCGTGTCTCATGGCGACGCGACGTGGACAAGCATCGCCACGAGCGTAGGCATCGAACCCGGAACGGACACCAGCAGGTGGATTCGATGGGCGTTGACAGGCAAGGAGGTGGAAGACGCCATCAGCAATGCCGTCACTGGTCATGAAGGCAAGGTGGATCCCCATCCGGAGTACGCACCCTGGACTGGTCTTGCCGCCGTGATCACGGCCTTCGCGCCAGGCTCGACCAGCAGATCGGTTGGCACAAGACCCTGTCGAACATCGTCGTCAACGGCCCGCAGGGCATGACCGCCGATGTGTTCTTCGACCTGCAGAGCCCGGGCAGCGACACCACCTACCTCAACGCTCTCGAGGTCACCACCATCGTCAACCGCAGCGGCTATCGCTTCTGGGGCAACCGCACGACGGAGGCGAAGGGCGGCAAGTTCCCCTTCGAAAGCTACACCCGCACCGCCCAGGTGCTGGCCGACACCGTCGCCGAGGCGCACTTCACCTTCGTCGACAAGCCCATGCACCCGAGCCTGGTGAAGGACATGCTTGCCAGCATCAACGCCAAGGGCCGCGACCTCGTCAACGGCGGCTACCTGATCGGCTTTGAGGCCTTCCTCAACCCCGACCTGAACCCCAAGGAAGAGCTCGCGCAGGGCCGCCTGCGCATCAGCTACCGCTACACGCCGGTGCCCCCGCTGGAAGACCTGGGCTTCATGCAGACCATCACCGACGACTTCCTCGCCAACTTCGCCGCGGCCGTGCAGGCCGCCTGACGTCACCCCATCCGCTGAGGACCACAGGAGAACCACCATGGGCCTACCCAAGAAACTCAAGAACTTCGCGATGTTCGGCGACGGCGAAAGCTGGATCGGCGAGATCCCGAGCGTCACCCTTCCCACCATCACCAAGAAGACCGAGGAATACCGCGCCGGCGGCATGCACGGCCCGGTGCAGGTCGAACTCGGCCTGGAGAAGATGGAACTCGCGCTCAAGGCCGGCGGCCTGAAGAGGCAGCTCATCGCCATGCTCGGCGCGCGCACCGTCGGCGCCAGCCAGTTCCGCTTCGCCGGCGCCTACCAGGACGACGGCACCGGCCTCGTCACGGCCGTCGAGGTCATCTGCCGCGGCCGCGTGCTGGAGTGGAACCCCAACGAGGCCAAGGCCGGCGACGACAACGAGCACGAATTCAAGATCGCGCTCAGCTACTACAAGGTCGCCGTCGCCGGCGCCGACCTGCTCGAGATCGACCTGCCCGGCATGGTCTTCAAGGTCGACGGCACCGACATCTACAGCGACATCCGATTCGCCATCGGCCTGGGCGTCAGCCTCTGACGCCGGCGCCTGCCACACCGCCCGCATCCACCCTCCACCCCTTCCGAGACGACCCCATGAACGACACCCGGACTCCCGACGCCGCCGCAGCCACTCCCTCGCCCAGCCCGCTCAGCACCATCACGCTCGACACCCCCATCGTGCGCGGCGCGACCACCATCACCGAGATCGCGCTGCGCAAGCCCAACGCCGGCGAGCTGCGCGGCCTCTCGCTGCAGCGCCTGCACCAGGCCGACACCGATGAGCTGCTCAAGCTGCTGCCGCGCATCACCCAGCCCAGCCTGACGCCGCACGAATGCGCCCAGCTCGACCCGGCCGACCTGTCCGAGGCGGGGGGCATCGTCATCAGTTTTTTGCTCAAGAAGTCCATCAGGGACGCAGTCTTGCAGAGCACGTAGAGGACGCGATGGCCGACTGCGCCTTCGTCTTCCACTGGCGCCCCGCCGACATGGATCCCATGCCCCTGGGCGAGCTGATGGACTGGCGCGAGGCCGCCCGCAAGCGCTACGCCCCGACGACCGACGACGACTGACCTCCCAACCGCCATGGCCAACCCCCTCACCCTCAAGCTGATCCTCGCCGGGGCCACCAAGGCAGTCAACGAACTCAAGCCGCTCGACGCTCAGAGCAAGGTCACCGCCGAGAGCCTGAAGAAGGCGCGCGACGCCCTCAAGCTGCTCAACGGCCAGGCCGCTCAGATCGAGGGCATCCGCAAGCTGCAGGGCGAGCTCGGCCGCCAGAGCACCAGCCTGCAGGTGCTGCGCGCCAACCTCGACAGCACCGCGCGCTCCTACGGCGCCCACAGCGACCAGGCCCGCGCCATGCAGGCGCAGGTCGACCGCGCCACCGCCGCCTACGAGAAGCAGCGCGCCACTCTGCTGCGCATGCGCAGCGCGGCCACCGCCAGCGGCATCGGCCAGCTGTCGAGCGACCAGGCCCGCCTCAAGGCCGAGATCGAATCGACCAACGGTGCCATCACCCAGCAGAAGGCCCGCCTGGGCGCCCTCGCCGACATGAACGCGCGCCGCGCGCAGCTCGGCCAGGCCTACGGCCGCACCCGCGCCACGGCCGGCCATCTGGCGATGGGCGGCGCGGCCGGCCTCGGTACCGCGTACGGGATCCGCCAAGCCGTCACCGCGCCGCTACACCAGGTGCGCGAGTACGAGACCACTACCGCCCGCATCGAGTCGCTGGGCCTGGGCAAGGAAGAGTCCGCCAAGGCGATCGACTACGCGAAGCGCATGAAGACCTTCGGCACCAGCATGAACGACAACCTCGCGCTCATGCTGGACGCCACCACCGCCTTCGCCGACGTGCACCACGCCGAGATGGTGATGCCTACCCTGGCCAGGATGAAGTTCGCCAACAGCGCCATGTTCGGCGCCGAGGACGGCAAGGAGAACGAGCGCAAGTTCCTCGACATGCTGCGCGTCATTGAGATGCGCGGCGGCCTCTCGAGCGAGAACGCCTTCACCGGCCAGGCCGACATGGTGCAGCGGGTCATCACCGCCACCGGCGGCCGCGTCGGGCCCGAGGAGTGGCTGAACTTCATCAAGACCGGCGGCGTCGCGGCGAAGGGCCTCGACGACTCCGCGATGTACTACCAGCTCGAAGCGCTCATCAGCGAGATGGGCGGCAACCGCGTGGGCACGGCCACCATGTCGGCCTACCAGAACCTGTACCAGGGCAAGACCACCAAGCGCGCCGCCCAGAACATCGAGGCGCTGGGCCTCATCGGCGACCCGTCCAAGGTCACCCACGACAAGGCCGGGCAGCTCTCCTTCCTGAACCCCGGCGCGCTCAAGGGCGCCGAGATCTTCCGCACCAACCAGTTTGAGTGGATGGAGAAGATCCTGCTGCCCGCGCTCGCCGCCAAGGGCATCACCGAGAAGGAGCAGGTGCTCGACACCATCGGCGGCATCTTCAGCAACCGCACGGCATCGAACCTGTTCGCGCAGATGTACCTGCAGCGCGACCAGATCCACAAGAACGCCCGGCTCAACGCCGGCGCCTTCGGCATCGGCGAACTCGACGCGCGGGCGCGCAGCACGGTCGGCGGTCAGGAGGTCGATGCCATGGCCCGATTCCATGACACCATGCGCGAGGCCGGGGACGCGCTGCTGCCCACCTACGTCACCCTGCTGCACACGGCCTCCAGCGCGCTGCAGGGCATCACGGCGTTCGCGCGCGAGAACCCCGCCCTCGCTTCGTTCCTGGGCAAGGCCGTGCTCTGGGTCGGCCTGCTGTCCGCCGGCTTCGGCGCGCTCAGCCTGGGTGCGGCCGCGCTGCTCGGCCCCTTCGCCGTCGTGCGTTACGGCCTCGGCCTGTTCGGGCTGCAGATGATCCGCTTCGGCCCGCTGCTCGCGAGCGGCATCGGCCTGCTCGCCCGCCTGAGCGGGGCCTTCCTCGGCGTCGGCATGGCCGTCGCGCGCATGGGCCTCGTGCTGCTGGCCAATCCGCTGGGCATGGCCGTCACGCTGCTGGCCGGCGCCGCGTACCTCGTCTATCGCAACTGGGAAGGCATCGTCGGCGGGCTCCAGACCCTCTGGAACCAGCTAGGCGGCTCGTTCATGAGCGTCGTGTCGACCATCTCGCGGGCCATCGTCAACTGGTCCCCGCTGGGCCTGTTCCACCAGGCGTTCGCGGGCGTGCTCGGCTGGTTCGGCATCGAGCTGCCGGGCAGGTTCACCACCTACGGCGCCGCCATCATCCAGGGCGTGGCCAGCGGCATCGTGAGCGGGCTCGGCTTCGTGCAGGCCGCCATTGAGAAGGCCGCCGGCGCCACCATCGGCTGGTTCAAGGAAAAGCTCGGCATCCGGAGCCCGTCGCGGGTGTTCGCGGAAGCCGGCGGCTTCATCGTCGAGGGCGCCGCCCTGGGCATCGACCGCACCCGTCCCCTGCTGCGCGCCGCAGCGCTCGGCATGGCCGGCGCCACCGCCGTGGGCATGCCGGCCATGGCCGCCGCCTTCGACGCCCACCCGCCCCTGTCGGCCTCCTCGGTCCCGGCCGGCCGCGCCGGCGCCGGCATGGTCATGCAGGGCGACACCATCACCATCCACATCAACGTGCCGGCCGGCGCCGACGCGCAAGGCATCGCCCGCGCCGTCGGTGCCGAGCTCGATCGCCGCGACGCCGCCAAGCGCGCGCGCGCGCGCGGCGCCTTCATCGACTACGACAACTGAGCCCCATCCCCTGCCATGCTCTGCCTCGGCCTCTTCGTCTTCGAACTCGACACCCTGAGCTACCAGGAACTCCAGCGCCGCAGCAGCTGGCGGCACGCCGAGCAGCAGCTCGTCGGCGCGCGGCCCGCATCGCAGTACCTGGGCCCGGGCGACGACGTCATCACCCTCACCGGCGTGGTGCTGCCCGAATTTGCCGGCATGCCTACCAGCCTCGCGGTGCTGCGCCTCATGGCCGACCAGGGCGCCGCCTGGGTATTGGTGGAAGGCACCGGCACCCTCTACGGCGCCTTCGTCATCACCGAGCTGCAGGAAACGCGCAGCCTCTTCTACGCCACCGGCGAGCCACGGCGCATCGAGTTCACGCTCACGCTCAAGCGCGTCGATCAGGATGCCCAGGAGGCCGCCGACCAGATGCTCGCCGACAGCATGGGCGACCTGGGCGCACTGCTGCAGGACGCCGGCAACACCCTGGGCGGATCGCTCGGCGTCGCTGGCGTGTAGAGCGCATGTCCGACACCGACACCATCGCCGCCGGCCTGCCCAAGGCCGAGCAGCGCGCCGGCATCCTGGGCCGCGGCCGCGTGGCGGCGCAACTCACGCCCATCTGGCGCATCACTGTCAACGGCGCGAACGTGTCCGACCGCATCCGCCCGCGCTTCATCAGCCTGCACATCACCGAGGACCGCGCGAACGAATCCGACGAGCTGGAGCTGGTCGTCAGCGACCACGACGGCGCCGTGCAGCTGCCTGACACCGGCGACACCATCGAGGTCGCCATCGGCTGGCGCGCCGAGCCCACGGCCGCGCCCTACCGCCGGATCGGCACCGAGGAACTGGGCTTCCCCGTCGGGCTGGTGGACAAGGGCAAGTACACGGTGCAGGCGGTGGAGCACGCCGGCGCGCCCGACACCATCACCATCCGCGCCCGCGCGGCCGACCTCATCGACAGCCTGCGCGGCCTGCGCGATGAGTCATGGCACGACACCACCGTGGGCGCCATCGTCACCAGCGTGGCCCGGCGCAACGGCCTCGACGCCACCGTGGCCAGCGAGATCGCCGCCCGCCAGGTCAAGCACGCCGACCAGCTCAGCGAGTCCGACGCGTCGTTCCTGCGCCGGTTGGCCAAGACCTTCGACTGCCTGTGCACCGTGAAGAACGGCCAGCTCCTGTTCAGCCAGGCGCGCGCCACGCGTACCCCCAGCGGCAAGGCCCTGCCCACCCTCTTCATCACCCGCAGCGACGGCGACCAGCACCGCTGGAGCCGCGCCGACCGCGACGCGTATTCGGGCGTGAAGGCCTGGTTCAACAACATCAAGACCGGGCACCGATCCTCCGTGCTCGCCGGCATCAGAGGCCGCGCGAAGGAACTGCGCACCACCTACACCAGCGAGCCCGACGCCCTGGCCGCCGCGCGAGCCGAGTGGATGCGCATCCAGCGCGGCATCTTCGAGTTCGAGATCACCCTGGCCTACGGCCGGCAGGACGCCATGCCACAGCGGCCCGCGCGCGTGGCCGGATTCAAGGACCGCATCGACGAGACGCCGTGGGTTACGACGCGGGTACGGCATTCGCTCGATGCCAGCGGCGGCTACACCAGTCAGCTCACACTCGAAACTGAACAGGCTGATGAAGTCGAGGAACAGGAAAACGCCGGCTCAGACAAATAAAGCACCGGTTACTTTGAGCCTGCTGCTGTCGTTCCCAAAGTTACCTGCCAGCGCCTGCCCTACAACGATCAGAGCCGTTGCTCTCAAAAAAACGAAAGAGTAGTCTGGTCCGGTACTGAGGTCGCTAAGGCTTCCGCTTCTCACGTGATTCGAATAACCGCACTGAAGTGCATTGCTATCAGTGTAGTCATCGTCACTAGATGTGAAGTGTCAATAGGTTTTTCTAGAAATTGAAAGACAGGACATTTGCAGTTTGAGTTCGATGCCGTGGTTAGGACGATGCCATTTGTAAATGCGATTCCAAATAGGTAAGGCCGTGAGGCATTGCTCTAAGTTATCGCAGGTGCGGCCGCAAGCCCGCTGGCGCAGCGCCCATTGGATGGAGCTTTCAGCTTTGATATAGGTCTGCAGTCGACAGACTCTATGAACTTCTAATTGATGCCCAGATGCATGTACGCAGCACCGAACAACGCGGAGCGGACCGCCATGACATCGTCCGTCAACACTTGTTGGATAAACACACCGATGCTGGAGATGTAGGTCACAGCAGGCGACAAGTTACCAACATGATGTCCCTGTCCCCTTGGTTAAAACTTGCCGTTCCAAAGCAGTGCAAACATCCTCAACTTGGATGATGCGCCGACTCAGACGATGCGTAAATTGAGGGCTCTAGCTCTTCGGCGCAATTAACGGCCCTGCGCGCGCCATCGGTCCACAGGGAACCGTCGCGCAGAGGAGTGTGTGGTCTGGCCATGGCAACGGAGAAAACTAAGATGAAGAATTTCCTTGATAAGTTGTTAGGGGTAGTTATGGCCCTGAGTGTGGGTACAGTGCTTGCGGACGACATGGGGCAGCAGACGCGAATCGGTTGGCTGGACAGTTGTCCCAGCTCCCCTAAACCGGTGAAAGACGCGCAAGCGAACCGCTCAGGGCTAGTTGGGGCGCTGGTTACGGCCATTGGTGCAAAATTCATTAGCGGCGCCGTCGACTCGGCGGCCAATGCGCTGAAAGCCGCAGGGGAAACCAAGACGGTATCCACGACCGCCCGATCAACCGCGGATTTCTACGGAATCACCGTAGCCGCTGACCTCATGGTTAGAGGCACCTGCCTCGTTGTCATTCGAGGCGTGTTTGACAAGGAGAATCTAAGCTTTGATCCGTGGGCTGAGAATTACGATGAATTCCGAGGCCTGCAAAGCACGAGCTTTTGGCTCGAAGCCAAGGTTCAGCCATTGCGTGGCCTGAAATATTTCCAGCTCGTGCCGCAGTACCTTAAAGTTGATGAGTTCCAGGAAAGTGGATGGTTTGGGCCCAAAGACCGAGATTTTATAGTGGCCTTGACGCTGACAGTGCCCGGCGGCGCACAGCCATTCGGATCGGCCGAGATGAACTTCAAGGATGTAGCCCGAGGTACCAAGTGGAAGGATGAGGATTGGCCGATGCGCGCGGCGGCAAGCCTGCCAATTGCTTTTCCAGCCGAATCGTTGGACGCGACCAAAGCCAAGACAAAGCGTGAGGCCGACTTGGCGCCGTTTCTATTAGCGCAAGACATCTTGGAGCCTCCGGCAGCTAAACCGTTCAATCAGGCTCCCGATTTGTACGAAGACAGCACTGTCCAGAACAGCGTCAAGCGGCTATGCGATGCGATTGACCTCGAGAACAAGCGTCTAAATAACGACCATGAACTCACTGATGATCGATGCCATTACCGCGTGACACAGGCCAAAGCTGCGATCGACACCACCCTTGAAACTGCCCACCGCAACGCTGCGCGCCAAGCTTGGGCCAAGGGGGTCTGCCAACTGGATTCGACGCGACTCGCGTCCGGCACGATCGCAACTAAATGCATCAATGAACCGGCGCCCAAGGACACGGCGGGCAAGTCCTTCACTTACTTCACCACGCAAATGACTCTGAGCGAAACCCGCGAAGGCAGCAAGTTCGCCAAGTTCCTTGGCAATGCACTGGGCGCGGCCAATCCCGACGTCAGCAGCGCGCTGCAAGCGGAACTGCTGCCCAAGAGCCAGGCAATCAAAGACAGCGAAGAAGCTGCGACGCGAACGGCGCGGACCGCGATACTGGTGGCTGATCTCGAGGTGACGAAGGCCGAAGAAGGCCTAGCCGATGCGTTGATGCAGGACCCACCCAAGTCTGTTGACATTACCAGCGCACGGATTGTGCTATTAAAGGCCAAGATCGCGACCAACGACGCCTATCGCAAGGCTAACCTGCCGGTCCCCTATCCAGAACTCGGATGATGAGCGCGCTTCACTTGAGCCGGCAGCTTTCACTGCTGCTGATCTGTATCGTCTCGGGCTTGTGTACGGGCGCAGGAAGCCTCGCCGCCGAGCTACAGGGAAAGCCCACTCCCTCAAGCTTGACGGTACCGGATGTCGTGGGCGGGGTGAGGGTCAGTCCTTGGCAGTCACCTTGGCAAGTGGCCTTGGTGTCGGCAAATGGCAGCCCGGCCGCAAGCGTTTTCTGTGGCGGTACGCTGATCGATTCGCAATGGGTGCTGACCGCGGCACATTGCTTTTACGAACGCGACACCTGCCTACCGATTCCTCCGCAGGCGATCTTCGTGGCGTACGGCAGCACGGACTTGGGTAAGAAGGTGTCACTGATGGCGCCCAAGGCTTTGTTTCACCCCGACGAATACCGGTGCAGCGCGAAGACCCATGACATCGCCTTGATTAAGTTAGATGAGTCGGTCGTGGTCTCGCCCTATGTCCAGCTCGCGTCCTCCACAATGGCGTCCACTTTGCTTATGCCAGGCACACGCCTCTTGACGACGGGATGGGGACTGACTACGGTCAATGGCGCAAAGTCTCGCTTCCTGATGGAAGTCGAATTGCCCGTCGCGAATTACGAGCTCTGCCGGACCGCCTACGGCTCAGTGCTGCCTGCCACGGCGATCTGCGCTGGCGAAACCAGTAGGGACGCTTGCACGGGCGACAGCGGCGGTCCCCTATACAAGCGCAAAGAGAACAACCAAGCAATTCAGGTCGGCGTCGTCAGCTTCGGCGACGGATGTGGCAAGGCCAAGACACCCGGGGTCTACACCCCAGTAGCTGAGTACATTACATGGATCAAGGAGACGCTCAAGCCCAAGCCCTGCACGCCGAAGGACATTGCCGAAAAGCGGTGCTAGCATAGGCGCTCCGTGCGGCAGTACAAACCTGATTACGCACCAAAGTCGATTTACTTTGGCTTCGCCTGCGAGGCGTAAGGAAATTTGTCCGAAGATTTCTATTCGTGTGAACAGCCTCATACCCGCAACGCAATGTCCGCCTGCACCAGCTATTGTTCCGCCAAGCGCGCGGCACGAGAACTGCTAGCGGCAAGGCCATACCAACGCTTCTCATCACCCGCAGCGACGGCGATTAGAACCGCGGAAGTCGCGCCAACCGCGATACGTATCCCGGCGAAAGACGTAGTTCTACAAAATCAAGACCGGGCCACCGATCACCCGTTCTCGCCGGCATCAGCAGCCGTCCGAAGGAACTGCGCACCACCTATGCCAGCTAGATCGACGCCCTGGCCGCCGCGCGCGCTGAGTGGCTGAGCATCCAGCGCGGGATCTTCGAGTTCGAGATCACCCTGGCCTACGGCCGGCAGGATGCCATGCCGCAGCGGCCTGCACGCATGGGCCGCTTCAAGGACCGCATCGAAGTGACGCCAACGACTGACGGACGGTTTGCCGTTCTGTTATGGCGTTTTAATTTCAACCACTCAGTTACTGGCTCGCCATCCTACGACTGGCATCGACTATCTTTTGCAACAAAAATCGCTTATG